ACCAAACTCTTGGCTGACCTTTGGTCATTTAATGTTTCCTGCTCAGCGTTTTGCATTTCTGCGTGCTTTGCGTTTTGAAACAACCTAGTGGGAGAATGTAAGCGAGTTGCAACATTCAAGCCACTTGCCCTATGCTTTGTTTCGCAACAAAGACTTAGAAGGGACTTTTGAATAATCTATTATACATCAAATAATCTTACAAGTCAACAACTATCTGGAGTAGGTGGTGAGAATCGAACTCACTTCCATGGGTTTGCAATCCAGTGCCTGTCCAACTGGCTCCACCTACATAATTCTGGCACGGCATGCAGGAATCGAACCCACATTCGTAGGGTAGAAGCCTACTGTATTATCCATTATACTAATGCCGTATTGGTACGAGTGGAGGGACTTGAACCCTCAATCAATTAAGCGTCAGATTTTAAGTCTGATGTGTATACCATTCCACCACACTCGCATTTACTCTATTATACCTCAAACAATCTTGCAAGTCAACATCTTGGTACCCAGAGTGAGATTCGAACTCACAGAATTTCTCCTTTTGAGAGAGACGACTTTTCCAATTTGTCCATCTGGGCATTGGTGGGCTGACTGTGAATTGAACACAGACTCAATGAATTATGAGTTCACTGCTTTACCATTAAGCTACCAGCCCAATACTGGCAGAGAGTGTGGGAGTCGAACCCACTCGCCCATTTCTGAACGTCGGATTAGCAATCCGATGCCTTACCATCCAGCCCACTCTCTAAATTCTGGTGCGTCCTGAGAGAATCGAACTCCCACTCTATCGTTCGTAGCGATATGTAATCTCCATTTTACTAAAGACGCAAAACTTGGTACCTCGTGACAGATTCGAACTGCCGACCTTCTCCGTGTAAAAGAGACATTCTACCACTGAAATAACGAGGCACATAATATGGCGGAAGACAGAGGAGTCGAACCCCATCCGATTTCTCAGAACCCAGTTTTCAAGGCTGGTCGCAGGACCAACCCCGCTGCATTATCTTCCATATCTTTGGTTCCCAATAGTGAATTCGAATCACTGACCTATCGCTTATCAAGCGAGTGCTCTACCGCTGAGCTAATCGGGAATATTTGGTACCAAGAGTTGGACTCGAACCAACCACACCTAGTGCTTCAAACTAGTGCTCTACCTGATGAGCTACCTTGGCATAATATTTGGGGTATCGTATGAGAATTGAACTCATGATGACGGAATCACAACCCGTAGTTTTACCACTAAACTAACGACACCATAAACTGGTAGGAGCACAGAGAATTGAACTCTGATTTGTAGGTTAAAAGCCCACTACTTTACCATTAAGTTATACTCCCATATAGGAACACACTAGTCTCAAAAAGCGTAACAGCAGTTTTCACCGACAGACTTATGAGATAATGTGTTCTTATATGGCAGAGGGTACTGGGATCGAACCAGTGATGACAGAGTCAAAGTCTGTAGTGTTACCGCTACACTAACCCCCAACAGAATCCTGAATTGTAAAAGAACAATGTTACTAGCACGATGGCTATAAAACAAAAAACCCTCTGGACTTTCATCTCAGAGGGTTTGGTAAGTGGACTGATTGTATCAGTTATCTGCTTGCCAAACCCCCAGAATCCTCAATCGCATTATATCCAAATGATGTGCGTGAGCATGTCCAGCCACTTAATAGCGGGAGATGTCTTTGCATCTGTTTGGATATCATTTTCGATTTCATAATTGAATTCTACTACACCTTTGGTTATTTGTCAAGCACTATCTGGATAACCCTACAACTTGTAAGGTTTTCCAGACAGTAATCTATTTAGACAAGATCTTATCTCATTATTGAATTAAAGTCAACTTTTTCAACATTTATTTGACATTTTTGCAAAAAATCTATACCAAGTTCATCTCGGTAAGAATTACGATAGTAAACTTTAGTAATACCTGCTCCATGAATTAACTTAGCGCAATGAATACAAGGAGCATGAGTACAGAATAAACTGGAGCCATTGCCTGATTCACCATCACGAGCCAATTTGATAATTGCGTTTGCTTCAGCATGTATAACCTCATCTTTTGTTTTCAATTCATATACTTTTTTATTCGCATCAAGATAGACATGTACCTTGCTCTGATATAACATTGATTCTTCTAGTGGTAAATCAACATAAACCTTGTCTTCGCATTCGTTTGTCCATCCAGATGGCATACCATTATATCCAATTGAGATGATACGATTGTCTTTTACGACAACCGCACCGACCTGCAATCGTTTTGCACTGGACAACTGCGCAAATCTCTCTGCAGTGTCCATGAATGCCTCAACCCATTTTTGTTTCATCATCTACCTTTAAGTATATCCCATTTCCTATTGCAAGACAATCTAATTCTGAGTCACGGAACAATTCCTCTGCAGATTCCATATGTCCAGCGATAGGTTTCCCTGCCAAATTTAAACTGGTGTTCAATAGAACTGGGCATCCAGTAATTTTATAAAATTCTTCTAACAGAATTCTAAACGCACTACCATTATCATCGACTGTTTGAACACGACAAGTATTATCCACATGTCGAATTGCATCTAAACCAACTTCAATCAAATCACTAACGAACAGCATATGTGGATTATCTATGTCATCTATAAAATAATCTCTCATGTGCTCTCTTAGAATAGAAGCACCGAATGGTCTGTAGTTTTCTCTTCTCTTGATTGCATTGATCTTAATCTTTTCCAAATTAGGATTCATCAGTATGGATCTATTACCCAATGCTCTTGGACCAACTTCTCCGTGTCCTTGATACCATGCAACTGTCTTACCAATTGATAGTAGTCTAGCAACTTCTTTAATTAAATCCAAACATGGTTCATCTTCTGGAGCAGTATCAGATTGTACAAATGGAAAATTCGGAAGAGTAAACTTAGGAAGATTATTCTTTATGCGCAACCATTCCAGAGCACCAAGTGACAATCCCTCATCAGTTGAATGTGGTGGTACTACTAAATTAGGAAACTCTTTGAGCAACTTCGTATTCCAGATAACATTCTGTGCCACACCACCACTGTAAAAGACTACATCGTCTTTCTTACAATACTGATGAAAGAAATCAACTAAGATGTCCCCAACTCGTTCATGCACTGTTGCAATCCAGTCGAGTTTTGTATGATTTGCAATGAGTTCATCTTGCTTGTAAGTTTTCCAATTATCAAAACTGAACACCTCATTTATTGAGAGCATGTTGTACTGTTTCAATTGAGTGAGATACTCTTTATCAACATTACCATACGACTGCAAGCCCATTACCTTACCAGCAATATCAGACACATGACCAAAATTGACACCAAGCAATTTACCTGCTTCTGCCATTGATACACCGATAGATCCATTCAACTTCTGCGATCCCTCAGTAATAAATCGATCACCTTTGAACACAGACCATGCTTTATCCAAGTCACCGAATCCATCTATGACGATGGAAACATCTGGGTTATCAGTTAGCATCCAACCACTTAACGCATGGGCATAGTGATGATTAACTCTCCACGATGGACATTTGGTTTCTAACCAATGCCAAGGAATCGCAGGGAATACATCACCATCAGCAAACTTTGGTAGTCCTTTATAAAACCATGGATCAACAACAATAGCAATCTCGTCTAACTCATCTACACTAACTTCGAATATAGTTTTGATGTCATCTTTCCATGCATACAAATCATTATATGCATGATGTTTGATTTGAGTTGTCCTCTCTGATTTGTAATACCTTACAGTACTACCATCAAAGTAGGATATATTGCTGTCATGTTCACAAAGTCTTAATGCTAATAGTTTCATTATCTAACAGTGGCTTGTCCAATAACTGCTCCAGGTTTCTGCAGTGCTTCTTCACGCTTCTTCTTGTATTCTTCGTTCTCTACAGGTAAGAGTTGGAATGTACTTGGTTGCACAGTAGATACCTTTGGCTCGTCATCCATCTCTTTAAATTTATCTTCACGATTCTTGTTCTTGCCTGCTGGCTGAGTTAGTCGATGAGCATCTTCTGTTGCAATCTTAAATTGCACATATGCACGATACACATCACCCTCTTTGAACACGGCAATGTTCTCTCGTTTGAACATACCAATGGCTTGTTTTACACGAACCTTTGATACACGATCGATCTCTCGTTCAACAGCTGAACCTGATCCAGCAGTCTCCATCGTTGACTCACGAGTAACAGAATCAACATCTGTTTTCAATCTTGCAGCAAGTTGAATCTTAGCATTGAGTGTTGCCTTGTCGATTGCAAACTGCATATCTTTCGATACATCAGTTGCAGTGACTACGATAAACTTAGTATCCTCTGGATCTTTTGCAAGATACCATTGAGGAATGTTATCGAGTTTGTTGGCAGGGATCTCAACTGTTTTGTTGGGATCTCCCTTTAGGGTTGAACATCCAGATAGCAATACCATAGATGCCACTACACAAGTCATAATATATTTCATTTCAAGTTCTCCGTTTAATAACAAAATTGTGGTAAACCACTCGCCTAGCATTAATAGGCACTGACGAAATTTGTCGATAAATCTCATCTCTCGTCATACTACTACCAAAAGTAATCTTAACTTTGGTGAAGACTGCCATCAGGGTATCTTTACTTTCTTTAGCATCAGACATTATGTCCGCTTGCCACCAGATCCCATCAGGTAAAGCCAACTTACCATGTAAGAGATTACTCTTAATTCCATCATAGGGATACATCATATGCATCTTGTCGTCGTATACACTAAACAAGTAAACATACATTGGCTCTCTAGTGATTACATCAAATGGGTATTTCTGCCCATTGTATGCAAAGTTACTGGCATTCTCAATGTCTCCAGCCAGTGGTCTGCTTTGGTTAAGTTCAATCTTGACCTCAACAACACAAATATCTTTCTTCTGTTTTACCTTCTCGCTTAATACTTTCTTTAAAGTACCAGCAGATTCAATTTCAGTTTTCTTAACATACTCACATTCAATGCCTTCTGCATTTCGTTCTCTGCAAATATGTTGCTTCTTTACTTCAAACTCTTTCTCAGCGTAGCGTTCAATAGCATCATTGACAGCAAGTGCCTTTGCTATATTACAATCACTTGATTCGCCAGTTCCAAACGAAACATCTGCGTAAGCATTGACACAAACCAACAACCATAATATAGCAAACTTCTTCACTTTACGCTTTCGAATCCTCAATAATCTTATCTAACTCTTTTGCTGCATCCCAATACTCTTCTGCAAGCCCTCGCCATTTAGTGACTACTAAATCATCGCCATCCCAGCGACTCCATGTTTTACCATCCCAGTTACAGTACTGAGGAAAGTCCCATGCAACAGTGGTAACTTCATAACGACCAACATGAACAGGATTAACTGATGCATCGAACCACTCTGTTCGTTCCAACTCTTGTAGTTCTTCATCGAACTGTTCTTCTTCGTATCGTTCTAGATCCTCAAGAGCATTGGTGAAGTCAAGAATGTCTTCTGGTAAGTCTTCAATTGAACCACGATCTGTCCAGTCCAATTCGTAGTAGTCATCAAAGCCATTTTCGAAACGACCAGCAAATCCCATTCCAGGTTCATGATACATTGCACGAACAGACCATCCTTCTGTTTCTAAGAATTCATAGAGTGTAGTTGGAGGAGACCACGCTGAGTCAAAGTGTAAGACGATTGTATTATCATCTTCTCGTTCCCAATCATGAATGTCAACATCCCACTTTGTACCCCAGTTATCAACTGACCAACCATAGTCCCATTCACCATCAGGATTAGGTCGTAGATGATTTAGTGGTTGTGATTCTTCTTTAGACAGTTCTGCTTCAAATGCATCGATTCTCTCTTTGTCATCGTGATGCAATGTTGCGGTATTGTAACACCAATTAGGCATAGTTCACTCCATTCATAATAAGTTTCAGTTAATCTATTATACTACAAATACTCTTGCAAGTCAATGCTTATTTCTTTGCAGGTTGTTCTTTCCACTGTGCAGTCGCAGGAATGATTCCAGCATCGCTTACAAGTTTCCATGTAATCTTTGGATACATCTTCTGCAACTTCTGGTCTTTAACTGCAATGAGAATTGCAGCTTCAGTAGGATGGATACCTTCCAACAATCCAATGAACAGAGATTCTCTCTTGATTGGCTTCAAGTCTTGACGCATGAACACATACATTTTCTTTGCTTCAAGAAACAAGTTTGTGTCACACATTCCAACTGGTTGGTCAGCAGGTTTAAAAGGTGGCTCTCCCTCTGGAAGAAGCATCTTGTGGGATGGTAAAAAGTTATGTGCGAACAATACCTTCAATAGAAATTCATCTTTATGTTTCTCAATTGTCTTAGGATCATCGTTGATCTCTTTAAGCATTTCGGTCAAATATTGTTTCATTAAAAATCCTCTAGTTCGTCTAATAATAAACGGCAACGATGTTCAATCAAATAGTTCATGATAGTCATCTTATCACCACTCGGTTGTGTATTTATGTATGCTTTGATAATGTCTTCTGAAACATCTGGAGGGATGAAGTCAAAGTCCACCAGAGTTGCATTACGATGCCAGTTGCGTCGTTCTTCGTCATTCTTACATGCAGTGAATCCATTCTCAAAGAATTCTTGGAGTCGTTTAGCACTCATTGGCTTTTGTCGTTCACCTTCCATGAATACATTGTCTTTACTCAGGATATTTGGCACACCATCACCAGTATCACCCTTAACAATATGTTCAATCTTATGTTCAATAATTTCTTTATGAGTTGCATTGATGTATTTCTTCTGCATTGGAGACCACTGCTTCACATTGTTGAACAACTGCAACTGTTTGAAATCTTTGTCAGAGGACAGAATCAATACTTTCTGTGGCTCTTCAACCAATCCTTCTTGGACTAACAGATTCTCTTGTGTATACTTAACCAGCACTGCAATGATGTCGTCTGCTTCTGCACGATCCACATGGAGTACTCGATATGGGAATACTTTGGCTAGGTCTTCACGCATCTCTGATAGTGTATCAAAGATTAACTTCCAATCGAGATCTGACTTGTCACGATTAGTCTTACGCATACCTTTATAGAACTCAAAGAATTCTTTACGCCAGTACTTACGACCATCGCAACAAATGACCAACTCTCCATAATCTTTACCATATTTTTTCTTGTATGATTTGAGTGTGGACAGAGTGACATGACGAATAAGATTCTTCACTTCGGACTCTGATCCTTTCAACTCTCTTTGGAAAGTAAGGATGGCTGCAAGAGCAACCTGACTATAATCAACTAATATCATAATATTTCTTTCAGCACATAAAAAAGTGAGAGATACAATACCTACCATTACCTGTCATTTTATCTTCTTCGGGTAATGTTAATGGTGTGACAGCATGTTCAATCTTGGATGGGAATATAATGCATCTATTGTTTTGGAGTGTTAATGTATAATTACCGAACTCTGGAAATACCAGATCTCCACCAGTAAATTTTCTTGGTTGTTTAAACAAATGAATTAAAGAAGTCATGGTGCATGCATCAATATGTGCATCATAGTTACTTTTATCTTCATAGTAACTTAACAACATCGTATCTCTAGTGCATCGAGCAATGTATTTAAATATCCAATGACTTTTCTGAAGAAACATCATTATCTCTTCATCAAAAATCTTTCTATTGATTGTTAGTATGTTAGAAATAGTTCTATTTCCAGAGTACGCTTCATCAAGATAAATTCCAAAGTTGTTCTTGGATAATCTTCCATCTTCATGGAATGCAGATCCAGTTTTATCAGCAGTCAATAATTTATCTGGATGAGTTAAAAACTCTAACTCTCTCCAAATTGCAGATAATTCATTC